CCAGGCGATTAATTACGACGACATTTTTGGGCAGCCGAAGAAAATTCCTTCATAAATCTAAAATTAAAATTTGAACGTAAAAATAAGCCACCTGAGGCAACCAAACTATACAAACTCACGATGGGTTGTATAGTAAAACATGGTTATTGGATGTAGGGGTGGGCTGCAAAAACCCAAATGTGGCACTGTGGTATCATTCACAGGCTTAAATCGTCCCGCAATTAATTCCAGACGAACGCCGCGCCGCTGACCAAGCATTGCAGTTTAGTACGATGAGTGTACCAGTCCGGAGTGGTTATATACCTTAAATCCCTAGAGCACAGCAAAAAGGCCGTACACAGCTGAATAAAAAGTCTCAACCACAGTGCCAAAATGAGTGTAATTATTCACCCAACAAACCCCGCAGGGTTTGTCCTCCATGACCTAATCCTGAAAGGTCAACATCCATATCAATACTCATACAATTATCCTTCATGACTATATCATCTCGTTGATAATACCAATCTTCTGATTCACCAATTTCAAAATATTCATAATCATTGATTGGTTCAACATCAATTTCAATTAATCGATCTACAACTGGATGATCCAAAACGACATTCCATTTTTTAATGCCTTTAACATAATCATACCATCCCAGTAAATCTTGGGTAGTAAATCCATATCTTTTTAAATAATAGTCGTAAATTTGATCTGACACTTTTAATGTGTTATTGTCACTTTCCAATGTAAATTTATACCATCTTTGTGAATTAAACTCCTTATCAAACCATTGTTTTTTCTTTTTCTTCCACAATAATTTTTCTTTTGGAGTTGGTGCTGATAATTTTAATAATCTTTCCAATAGCACTCTCATTATTGGATTATGACGATGTTCTGATAATAATCCCAATGCGACTTCAAATACATATAATTTTTGAAGTGCTTCTGTTCGTAATACTTTCTTGGCAAAAAATGTTTTTGTTAAAACACGTCCTGGTAATCCTGTTAATACTGAACCATTACGTGATGGTACAAAAGTTGATGAACAAAATGTAGCCTCATGAAATTGAGTTACACCACATTTTACAGACCATCCCATTTTGCTCATAGCATTTGAATATAACAATTTTTGTGCAATCTTTTTGGATGTAACAATATATGCATCATCACCTAATAAAATCATCCTGACTTTTAAATCCAAAAGTTGTTCAATTTTTGTTATTTTTAAAGCATCAATTAACATAAATAATTGAGCTGTACCATTCATAATTGTATTGCCAACTGTTGTATCTTGAAAACCTGATTTTCTGGTTCCATCAATTTGATAAAATGTGCCATGTGGCATAAAACCTCGTGTCATAATAGTTTGTTCCAACATTCTTAACATGTTTTTATTGCAATAAACTAACATTTGCATAAATTTATGTTGGATTTGTAAATGTAATCGAGTATAATGTTTATCAAATTTTTCAAAATCCGACCAGTAAACGACACCATCATCACCAACGAGTTTGACAGCATCATCGAACCATTCGCCCACTTGGGCTCTGTTCATACCACTTGAATAGGTCATAATTGGAAAGAAAGGATTTTTCCAATTCCACCACCTTTTAAGTTTATTTGTGACGGTTAAACAATATGGTCCAATTCTAGCATTGTTCTCAGCACTTGTAGCTTGAACTAATCGGCTAGCATATTTATCAGGTTTTAAAATATAATTTCCTTTGCTTTTACCCACAATGCATTCTTTTTTCTGAAACGCTGCAATTAAACTATGTTTTTTAGGATTGAATTTGGTTCTTAATGCTAAACGTGCTGCTTCTTTCTTTTTTGTATCACCCATATTATCGATCCAGTCTTCATTTGTGACCGGCATTTGTGAATGTGGATCGCCAAAAACAGTGCGTGCATGTTTAGTGAACCAATTTAAATAATTTCTCATGTAATTTTCATCTAAATCAGATTTGGAGCCAGCTTTTTTGATATCAAACAATTGTCTGTTCATTAAACAATGAACTTCATTGTGATAACAATCACGACAATTTGAAACACGTGGTTTATAATGTTTTGTTGAAGGCCCATAACACCACATTGCTTCCTTCTTTTCGCATTTTTTGGCCATTTTAAATTTGTCGAATTTGATTTTTGCAGATGAATCCATTTCACGACATAATACATTGTTTTGTTGCGCAACACATTCTCCATAAAGTATAGTATTGGCATATGTATAATGGTAAACATTCTTTTTAATGGATTTGACATGAGTTTTTAAAATACACAACAAAATTGAAATCCATGCTGCGATATAAGCAATACCATGCTTATTATCAGTATGTGAAAATTTGGCAGCATCAACTGTTGCAAATAATGTCCATATTACAATAATCCAACCATAATTCCAAATAACACGATAAATAGTACCAAATATTTTAATGTCTTGTAATAACCAATTTCCTAACATGACAACGAATGCAATTCCCATATGCACGTCCATATTGTCTTGTGTTAAGTCAGTACCATTTGTTAGTGCTTTATAAATTAAATATGTGTGTGTAATAATGATATTTGCATTAAACATTCCACGACTCCAATTTTTTCGAATGATAAATCGACAGATAAATTGACAACAAATCCATGCAAATAAATAGCCAGCTGTTAAAATTAATGGTATATTGTTATGCATAGTTTGCTTGGCTTCTGTCTTTGCATGTTCCATTATAGCTTCAGGAATGGTTCTATATTTTTGGAAACCATGTATTTCTGTTTTCCTGAAATATTTCACCATTGTTCGCCATTCCATGCAGTCTTCCCACATTTGGTCAAGTTTATTTTTCCTTTGATCCTTATCATCTGGCACATCAGAGACCTCCAAATTGAAAGGACAATTGTTAAAAACTTCACCACTTGCTAATGTTTCGGGTGTACTATATTTGACTGCAGCTTGTATTGCTGTCCATGTTGTTGAAAGTGAAACAGTTGCATCATGACACCATTCTTGATCACAACGGTCGGGATGTACTCGTAAAACTAAATAACGATGACGACGTTTAAATTCAGGAAATTCATAAAGTTTACCACGGTCGACAATATTCATGTCACCACCATTGTAATATACATCCATTAAACGTCTATCCCAACGACTTGGTTCGTCACCAAAATGGAACCAGTCTTGTAATGGCATTTCACATTTATTACCCCACATTTCATAATCACAATCATTTGGTTTTAAACCATATACACCAATATTAAAATTTAAATATTGATGGGTTAACACGGCGATTAAACCAATAATACTTATAACCGTGCAAACTGTAAATTGTGATGTTTTTGAGAAATCAATTTTGTTTCTATATCTGTTACGAATAACAATATATTCATTCACCGAACTGTAAATTAAGGTAATAAAAAATGAAATTGGTGCTACATATAATCGATTGGTATAATGCCATTCAATTATAAATAAAAATGCTACAATTAACCAAACAACCATATCCACAGGTTTGTGTTTATCATAATCTTTGGCTAATTGTCTGCCTAACATGCCTTTTGCACCAAAAAATGAATATTCACTTCCGCTCCAGAAATTGTTAAATAAACCATTGTTGTATTGTGAAGCGTGTTCGTTACATTCTTTTTCAACATCTTCTTGATCCAGTCTTTCCGAATTTTTAATGAATGCATTTAAATTGTTAATATCATCCACGCTTGTGTAAACTGAATCTTTAAAATCTTTAAGTTTCGCAACACAATTATTGAATATATCCGTTGTAATTTCAAATAGTTCATCAGCAGATGCTGATATACCATTTTTCTCAAAACCAGTTTTTAAATAGGATAATATTTGTGAAACATTAAATGTGTTGTTTCTTCTAAATAATGCTGCAGATGTTGCTTCTTCTATTATTTCAGCCCGCTTGTTAATTTTGACTTTTTCAACACTTGGTTTTACACTTACAGGTGAATCTTCAATTTGACATTTAGTATATTGAAAGGAATAAACAACGTCAACAGATGTTTCCCATTCAATTTTCCAAATTAATTTATAAGTTGAATGTCCAATTCTTAATTTATAACTCATTGGATCATGATTCAACCATTTACATGTGCTATGTTTATATGAATGACGATGTTGATCAGTTTTATTGTTCATGTTACCCTCACGAACAAACATTTCGACATTTTCACCATCAACTTCATAAGTTGCCTCATTGAAGTATTTACCATCACCATCAAATTTATGTATTAAGGCATAAACTTTTGTAATTTTATTTTTAACCATGCCTTTAATTAAATCATCTTTTGGAATGTAATATAATGAATGTATCATCATTGCAGTTTTTCGAACAAAACGTTTTTCACCAAGGTTTAAAGGTTCTGCTCGTGGTTCTTCATCATCAATATCTATTTTTTCTTCACTTTCAATATTAACTGTTGATACATCAGGATAAAACCAATCCCATGCTGTGTATCTTTCATCATGTTGGTTGACTTGTATTGAAGTGTTTGTGTTTTGATGAGTTAAATGATATGGTCCACTTCTTTCATAACGCATTCTTTTATGTCGTTGAAGTATTGCAAAGTTGGCTGAATTACGAATTGTATTATGTGTATAACCATGTGTATCACATATGCAATTTTTGCCAACTCCGAATGTTTGCCATTTATGTGGACATTTTGTTGCAATTGATGAATTATAAAACATGTTATGACGTGTAAAATCATATGTATCTAAAATCGGTGCTAAGCAATGGACTTTTGAATAATAGTTTTTGTTGTATTTGGTGCCGACATCTCCTACGGCATAAATAATATCACTTTCATGTTTAAGTCTGTCATAAATCATTTGACGTCCAATTTCGCGATAAGTGCGTAACATTGGATGTCCTGTTGGTATTTTTGTGCAGTTTTCAGAATAAGTTAAAAACATTTGTGGATAATCTCTAATTAAAATTTGTTGAAATTTTGAAGGGATCATCACGTCAGATCTAAATATATCCCTGTAATGAGCACTGAAACAGTGTCTCACAGGGCATATCGGTAGTGAAGCATATTGGTCAGGAACAGATTTGTATGCTCCACTACTTTTGAGTATTGTTTTAATTGTTTCATTTGTATATTCGGCAGCCATTGGTCGATGGTTACGTGAATAAACAAATGTGAGTTGATGTCCGTTACGGACGGTTTCGTCTTTTACATTTTGAATATAATTTGTCATTGTTAATGATACCGGGGGAACTATTTCCGGTCGTTGCGATTTGCT